ACTGGTAGACCAAGATGTTATACTATAGAGAGCGACAATGAAGTTGAAAAATTCAGATTTGGTCCTGCTCCTGATATTTCTTATACTGGGAAGTTATCATACTATAAAGCTATATCAGAGCTTAGTGATTCTAATACATCAAATTATATCTTAGCAAAACATCCAGCAATATATTTATATGGATCTTTGTATCATGCAGCCAACTTTCTTGGTGGAATAGATCAAACACAACTATCACAATGGTTACAAATGTATTCTACTGCATTAGAAAGATGTGAAAATAATGATAGACATGATACATATGGAGGTGCACCTGTTACACAAAGAACAGATGTACAAACAGATTTATCATTTTATAGGAATAGATAATGCAAGTACCTTTTGGAGAATGGCTACCTGATCAACCTGAACATTTAAAACCAGGTGCTAATGTAGCAACAAATGTATATCATACATTAAATACATATAAAAGATTTCCATCTTTAGTAAACTATACATCAAATAATGTTGGTGCTAATGCTAGAGGTGCAGGTTCATTTAGAGATAACTCAAATAATATCTTTAACTTTGTAGCAACAAATACAAATATATATCAGTTAGCTACAGGAACATTTACGTCCAGAAAATCTGGACTTACTGGTACTAATACAGATTACGTTACATTTACACAATTTGGTAATTATGTAATTGCAAGTAATGGAGTAGATGCACCACAATATTATTTAATGGGAACATCTACAAACTTTGCTAATCTTAGTTCTATAGTTACAGCAGGAGCATTACCTACATTTAGAGTATCAGGAGTTATTAGAGATTTCTTTGTTACAGGTAATCAACCTACAAATACAAATAGAATACAATGGTCAGGTATTAATGATCTTACTACATGGACAGGTAAACAAGCAGACTTCCAAGACTTGCCTGGATCAGGTGGTAGAATAGTACATATTACATCTGGTGAAATAGGATATGTATTTAGACAAAATCAAATCATTCGTATGGACTTTGTTGGTGGAGCAGTCGTATTTAGACTATCAGTAATATCACCAAACAGAGGAGCTGTTTATGGACAAACAGTTTGTCAAGATAACAGAAACGTATTCTTTTATTCTGATGATGGATTCTATCAATTATCAGGAGATACAATCTCACCTATTGGTGTAGAAAAAGTAAATAGATTTTTTGATCTTGATCTTAATAAAGCATATGTAGATAGAATCAAAGCAGCTGTTGATCCATTTAATCAGTTAGCTATGTGGGCATATCCAAGTATTAATACATCACCTAATCAATCAGGTTTATGTGATAGAATTATTATATACAACTATGCTACTAAGAAATGGTCTTTAGCAGAAGCTAATACAAGTGTAATATTTCCACAATTTGTTGGAGCTTTTACAGTAGAGCTAATGGATATTATATCTCAAAACTTAGAAAATATTAATGCAGCTCTTGATACAGACTTTTGGAATGGTGGACAAATGTTTTTAGGAGCTATAGATGAAAACTTTAAAGCAGCTATATTTTCTGGAAACTCTAATGAGTGTGAAGTAGAAACAGCAGAACTAGAACCTTTTCCAGGACTAAGAGCTAATGTTACAGGAGTAAGACCAATCGTAGATGCAGTATCTACATTAACAGTAAAAACTAAAGAAAGAGTAGCTGATAATGAAACTGAATCTACATCAGTAACACAAAATAGTAGTGGTATGAATCCAGTTAGAAAGTCTGGAAGATACATTAGAGCTAATGTTAAAATACCATCAAAAACAACATTTACTCATGCACAAGGAGTAGATTTTGTATTAAGTAAAGCAGGAATAAGATGAGTGATACTAATGATATAGATAACGTAAGATATTCGTTTGAGTCACAAGAATTTTTTCAAAGACAATTAGAACAAAGTGTGAACGAATTAATTAATAAAAATAATACAGAAAATGACAAAGCTTTTGCTTGGTTCATGAGTTAGGAGAAAAATGGCAGGAATAAAAGATTATAGTACAACAGCTAGTAATAACAGCTCAGTAGGAGGTGTTAATATAGCTGAAGGTATGTTACCTTCTAACATAAACAATGCCTTCAGAGCTATTACAGCTGATATTAGAGAGTTTTATAATGACTCTCAATGGGTAATTTATGGTGATGGTGATGGAGCACACACTTTTGCATATGTTAGTGGAACAGCATTTACAGTTGCTGGAGCTAACGTAACATCGTTCTATCATGCTGGTAGAAGGGTAAAAGCTGTAGGATCATCTACAGGAACAATAGTTGGAACAATAGCTAGTTCATCATTTTCTTCAAATACAACAGTAAACGTAACTTGGGATTCAGGATCTTTACAAAATGAATCTTTAGTTATTTATGTAGGTATTTTATCAAAAACAAATAATTCAATACCAACTGGTATTATCACAGGAGCAAACCTATCTTCAGGTTTATTAGTAGATGCTTCATCACACGCAGGTAGCACACCTGATGATGTAACTGTATTTACAACATCTGCTTCTGATTCTAGATATTTTAGACAAGACTCTACAGAAACAATAGCATCAGGAGATGCTTGGAGTAACTCAGATACTAAAGTAGCAACAACTGCTGCTGTATCAAACAGAATTATAGACATCGTTGATGATGTAGGTGGATTTGTACCAATAGCAAACGAAACAAGTTTTCCTAATGCTAATCCAGATGTAAACAATGGAACAGGTACTATTGTTAGTATTACAGCATTATCAACAGATTTAACTTCCAACAGCTCTGGAGTAATTACTATAGCTAATGGAACACTTGGAAACTCTACAGTTACCTTAAATGGTTGTGGAAATACAGTTACATTCGCATCAGGCTTTGGATTATTAGTTGAAACTACAACTACACTAAACACTTACACATTTGCAAGATTAGTTCCAAAAGCATCTGAAGTATCGACTGTTGCTGCCAATGCAACTAATATATCTGCTGCTGGAGCAAACACTACAAATATTAATACAGTAGCTGGACAAATTAGTCCTACAAATAATATTGCTACACTTGCAGGAATATCAGGATTATCAGCTCTTGCATCAGCAGAAGCTAGTGGTCATGTAACAAATGTATCTAACAACCTATCAGGTGTAAACTCATTTGCTGAAAGATATAGAATAGCATCATCAGCACCTACAAGCAGTCTCGATGTTGGTGATTTATATTTTGACACTACTGCTAATGAATTAAAAGTTTACAAATCATCTGGTTGGGCATCAGCAGGATCATCTGTTAATGGTACTTCTGCTAGATTCCAATATACAGCAACTTCTAACCAAACAGTATTTACAGGAGCTGATTCATCAGGAAATACACTTGGTTATGATTCACCATTTATTGATTGTTATCTTAATGGTGTTAAACTTGTAAATGGTACTGATATTACAGTAACATCAGGTAACTCTGTTGTTCTTGCATCTGGTGCAGCTGCAGGTGATATTTTAGATTTAGTAGCGTTTGGAACATTTAATGTTGCAGCTATTAATGCAGTAAATATTACATCAGGAACACTAGGATCAGCTCGTTTACCAACTGTACCTACTACAAAAGGTGGTACTGGACTTACATCTTTAGGATCTGCTAATCAGGTTCTTAGAGTCAATAGTGGAGCTAATGGTTTAGAATTTGCTGATGTACCAGGATTTGGTGGTATCTTAGGAGTATCTGATGGTGGTACAGGATTAGGATCGCTTGGTTCAGCAGGACAGGTAATGAAAGTTAATGCTGGTGGATCTGCATTAGAATTTGGTAATGCATCTTCAGCAGAAGTTTATGGCTTTAACTTATCAACAGTAGCATCAACTATAGCTTATACAGTTACTTCTGCATCCTATGCAGGAGCTAATAGATTTCATATTATGGGTGCTGCTCAACCAACTTTAGAACTTATTGAAGGAAATACTTATGTATTTACATACCCTTCATCACATCCATTTGCGTTTTCTACAACATCAGATGGATCGCATGGTGGTGGATCTGAATATACTACTGGAGTAACAAGAGACTCAGGAAACAACAAACTAACTATAGTAGTTGCAACTGGTGCTCCAACATTGTATTATTATTGTACATCGCATTCAGGAATGGGAGGACAAGCAAATACACCAGCAGCGTTTAATAACAACTTACAAGTAACAACGACTAATCAAGGTCAAGACAACATCACAAATACTCAATATGCTGCGTTTGATGATGTTTTATTTAGTGCGAGTGGTTTTACATTCTCACTTTCAAATGGCAGCTTAATAGCAACCATATAATAGGAGGAAAAAAATATGGCTACAATAGATATAGGCAAACTTACATTCACTCATAAGGGTGATTATGCAGGTGGAACTGCCTACGTTGCTAATGATGTTGTCTACTATAATGGGTCAGCATACATAGCAAAAACTTCAACAACAGGTAATTTACCTACAAGTACAGCTCATTGGAATACATTTACTGCTGGTTCTGGAGGAATCTGGAATGCTGGTTTATCATTGGGATCAGCTGGTCAAGTAGTAAAAGTTAATTCAGGTGCTTCGGCTCTTGAATTTGGAACAATATCATCTGACTATGTAAAAGTAGTTACTGCAAGTGGTGGTGGAACAACTGCTTTAGCATTAGATAATTGTTTTTCTGCTGATTATGAAAATTATATAATTGTTGGAAACTTATTTATATCAGGTGGTACTGCAAACGCATATATCCGATTACAAAATGCATCAAATACTGAACAAAATTCAGGTCAATATAGATATGCTGCAACGCAAATTTATAAAAATGCTAGTGCAACAAGTTCAGATAATAAAACAGGATTTGGAGCAAATGAAATTTCAATGCAAGAAAATGTAGGAACTGATTCTGGTCATTTTGCTACATATAAAATTTATGTTGCAAAACCTTTTGTAAGTTCTACATATACAAATTTGTTTTATGATTTTGTAAGTTTTGATAATACTTATTTACGAAGTGTAAGAGGTTCTGCACAGTTTGCAGTAGCACAACGAAATGCAGGATTTAGATTTTCATCAGCTAATAGTAATACATTTTCAAGTGACTCAAAAGTTACAGTTTATGGAATAAAAGAATAGGAGAATAATTATGACAAAAATAAAAATAGTATCACCTGACAATCCTGATGGAATTATAAGAGATATGACTCCTGAAGAACAATCTCAATATGATTCAGATACAGCAAGAATGGCACAGGAACAAGCTGATAAAGAAGCTGAAGCAGAAACTAAAGCAAATTTAAAAGCTAGTGCTAAAGCTAAGTTAGTGGCTGGTGAGCCTTTAACTGAAGCTGAAGCAGATACTTTGGTAATATAATATGACAAGAGCAAGAGACTTAGCTGACATGATCAGCAGTGGTAAGATCGAATTAGCAGAGATTGCTACTTCTACACAGGAATCATTAGGTAATACAGACCTATATGGTTTTAAAAAAACTAATGGTACTGGTAGTCAGAAAGAGGATCTTATTCTTACAAAAACAAATGGCTCTGATAATATATCAGTAGCTACAAACGATGGTTCTCAGACAGACTTATTTGATGAGAGCTTTTTTAGTAAAAAAGGACTTACATTTTCAGTGAACTCAGATGGTGAACTGTTAGTGACAGTCTAACAACAAAGGAGAAAACATAAATGGCAACAATAAATTTAGGAAGAATTAAGCCAGTATTCAGAGGTGCATACGCAGGTGGCACAGCTTATGTAGTTGATGACATCGTCACGCATGGAAATGAATCATTCATTTGTATTCAAGCTGGAACTGGTAACGCAACGTCCAACGCTTCCTATTGGACAAAGTTAGCAGCAAAAGGTACTGATGGTACAGATGTAGGTACTACATTAACAACACAAGGTGATATACTTTACAGAGATGGAAGTGGATTACAAAGACTTGCAGCAGGTACAAATGGTCATGTATTAACTACTGGTGGTTCTGGTGCAAACCCAACTTGGGCAGCAGCAGTAGGTGGTAAAGTATTACAAGTAGTACAAACTATATTTACAGGTAGTAGTATAACTACAACTTCAGGTAGTTTTCAAAATTTTGGATATACAAGAACAATTACTCCAAGTGCAACAACAAGTAAAGTTTTTGGAATTGTAACTATGAATGGATTTTGGATAACTAACACAGGTGCAAATGCTATTGTAAATATGGAAAGGCAAATTTCTGGTGGTTCAAATACTGATTTAACATCAAAAAATTTAGGTCTTGCACACACATATAATACTGATGCCATAACAGCATCATTTAGTTTTTTAGATAGTCCAAACACAACATCTGAAATTACTTATAACCCAAGGTTTAGAACAGATAATAGCAGTTATAATGCTTATGTTCATAGAAACCAAGCTGAAAGTAGTATATTATTAATGGAAATAGGAGCTTAATTATTATGATTATGGATATAGACAGAGCAATAAAAGCAATAAATGAAAATGCAATTTATACTTACAGAGGTTCTTTAGAAGATA